ATTAAAAGAGGAACAAGATGAAAACGATAAAGATTTAGCGAAGAAGCGAAAAGCAAATGATGAATTAATTGATTCAGTTGTAAAATATTTGGAAGAAAAAAAGCGCCTCAATGCTAAATATGCAAAAGAGGAACTTGATTTAATAAACGAGAATTTGGCTGCTAATGCAGTGATGTGGGATAATGCCGACCAAGAAAGATTAGAGGCGTCAATAAAGCGCCTTGAAACATTCCAAGCGGCCGCAGGTATCATACAAAATGCGCTTAATAATATCGGTGGCATTATTTCCGATCGTGCAAATTTAAAAGCAGACCAAGCGGTAAAAGAAATAGACCGCGTAAAGGAGGCTGAGTTGGCCGCGTTGGATAAAGTAGCAATGTCTACGCAACAAAAAGAAGAAGAAAAGAAACGAATCGAAACACAAGCCGAGGCAAGACGTAAACAAATCGAGCGTGAAAGAATTACTGCATTAAGAAAGGCGGCGCAATTTCAAAAGGCAGCCGACATAGCTAGTATCATAAGTTCAACGGCGGCAGCTATAATGGGATTCCAAAAGAACCCAGGAGGGCCTGCAGGTATAGTCTTATCTATTGCAGCCGGCGTAACAGGTGGTATTCAATTAGCACGTGCGGCGGCTGCCCCATTGCCTCAATACTTTAAAGGTCGTAAAGGCGGCAAAATGGAATTTGCAGAGGTTAATGAAAAAGGCCCTGAATTACTAGAAACTAAAGACGGTAAATTCAGCATAGCCAACGGAGGTAAACGTGGGGTAACTTTATTGCAGGAAGGCGAAAAGGTACACACCAATGAATCATTCATGAAGATGGTAAGTAACCGAGCACATAGTATATTATCAACCCATCCAACACCGAATTCAAATAGTTACGAACGTGCATACTTGCAAGCCATAAATGAAATGAAAGACGAATTTACAGGAATGAAACAAATGCTTAAACAAAAGAAAGACGGATTTATAATTAAGGGTAACTTTGGGCATGATATTTATGTTGATTCAATTCGTATGTAAAAAATGAAGAAATACCTTATATACATACTCAATGTGGATGGTGACTATTACTATGTAAACAGCGCCGGCGATGTTGATACGACCGGAACACCAACGCCTTTAAATTATAACCCTAAAGATTGGCGTGAAATGTCTATCCAATGGCTTAGGGGCATGGATTACAAGGGAGTATTTAGAAGCCTAACAACACCTTTACAATTTGTCAACGATGGGGCGCAAATAATTAGACACATCTACCTAAATGAAGGCAGCGAGGGTGTGGCGAAGATGGAAATACATGAATTTAATGATAGTATAGCCGTCAATGATTATGAATTAATTTATGAGTGTGAAGTCGATTTATCAACTGTTAAAAATCAATTGAGATCAATTACTGCGAATTCAACCGATAACGGCAACGAGGCAAAGATCAAAGCCCGCGAAACAAATGAATTCGAAATACCGGTCGACCAATCACCAGATTATATATGGGTAAAAATGCACGGCATTAATTTGCAATTTCGGCAGTCATGGTTCGGAATAGATAACGAAGTGCAGGAAGTAAATAACGGGCGTGTTAATTCATGGTTCCAATACCCAAGCGAAGGGACAAACCTTTATTTTGATTTATTTAACCAATCCAAAACCGATACGGATTGGAAAATATTAAGAAACCAAACCGATAGCGCTATAACATTTGACATAAATATCAAATTCAATTATAACTTATACATGGACCCAAGCGCGGCGTATGATGGGTATTTTGAACTGCAGTTATGGGAGTTTGACGAGGGCACAGGGTTAGGTACCGGAATCAATCAAGTCTATTACAGCACAACACCGCTTGCCGGTGGCAATAGCGCCACATATTCAGGACAAAATAATCTATCCATAACGCTAAGCGCTGGCCATGTATTAAAAGTAAGAACGCAGGTAAAATATTATGTAGGACCTACCGAATTTACATACCCTGCAAGTGACCACGAAGTGACACAATTAACCGGCAATAGAATCAATTTGTCGATTAGTAATAAAATGCAAGAAGGTTATATAAAAGCTATACGACCTATTGAATTATTAACCGAATTAAGCAAGAAAGTAACCGAGGACAGTACATTAAGCGTAGAATCAGATTTACTAGAAGATGTACATTTTAATAAAGTGTTGACCTCTGGTGACGGGTTAAGGGATTTGGAAAATAGTGTAATTAAAATTTCATTCCAAGACGCTTACACATCATTCGATTCATTGTTTGGCACTACGTTGCAATATGATAAGGCTCTAAATAAATTAAAATTAGAGCTAGTTCAGGAATCATTCCAAGACGTTCAAGGAATACATTTGGGCGAGGCAAGCGAAGTGACATACGAACCAATAACAAGCGAATTACCTTCATCAATCAAGAATGGATATGAACCATTCGCAACGGATGAAGTAAATGGTAAAGATGGGTTTAATGTAGAAACATTCTGGACAACTCCGTTAACGAAGAAAGCCACGCCAAAGCAAATGGTAAGTAAATTCATTGCGGATATGTACCCAATAGAATTCCAAAGGCTTAATTTAATGGGTAAAGTGGTAACAGATGCCGAAAACGACAACAGTACATATATACTACACATTGAAGACACCGTTGGCGGAACGATACCGGATGGCCTACGTGGTGAAGGCGAAGACTATTATAATTTAGTCACCATTCCTGATCCTGCGTATCTTCAAAATATTTATAGCCCAGAAACGGCCTTTAATTATGAGCTTACCCCTAAAAGATGCCTGTTAAATAATGGACCGTGGCTTCATTCTGTATTATTTGGTCAAAATTCTAAATTTATAAAATTTACATCAAACGATAAAACAAATGCCGCTGGACTAAAATTGGTTTATGATGATGGCTCAATATTCATAAGTGAAAAAGATGACATACAAGTAAGTGATTTAGCAGACGCTTTCTTTTATCCTATCATGTTTAGGGCGAAAATAAAACAGCCTATTAATATAAGAGAAACAATTGAAACAAATCGTTATAAATATGTAACTTTGGATTATAGAGGCGAAACCTTTAAATTTTGGATTTATGAAGCAAAAGCAGCGTTAAACATGGAGAAAACGCAAGAATTTATGCTAATCCCTCACATTGATAACGATTTAAGTAAATTAATATACTAAATGGCTCAAGTAATTTCAATACCTAAAGTTAATCCGATTAAATTCTATCATCAAAGCGAAGTCTTTTCTTCGCGCGAAGGTAGCGGAGATAATTACAAGTCATTCAAGCCTTGGCATAATTCAAAGACTATTGATGAAGGTTTTTATTTGGAGAATGTTTTTGAGTGGCTAAATGCTAAAAAATACTATCAACCTTGGCAAAATTCGGATGTTATTTGTCTACAATTCGTAGGGGTAAATAAAATCAGTTCGACTATACCTTATGTCATAAAATTAATTGATTGCAAGGGGGTAACTGCAAAAACTATCATAGCTACATGGAAGGCGGATATTGGCACTAAGTCTATTTACAGCGTTGAGGTTAAGTTATGGGATGTTCCTGAAGGGGTGTACGCTGTTCAAATAAGATTTCAAGATATTATTAATGCTGGCGTACCTTGGAATTATTGGATTTCAGAGCCTATCGAAGTAAAGCCGTATCACAAAGGAACAAAGCTAATTAAGTACAAGAATTCAAAGAATGATTTTGGGGTGTATTATGAATTAGATGCACGATTTATGATTAGGGTGCATGCTGAATTAATAGACTTTAAACCTGATTCATCTTTCGAGGTTTACGAAGACGACCCAAAGAATTTGGAAATGTTGGGCGGGTATACATATCGTGACTATTCGTTAAGTATTGGCGGTAATGGCCACGGGGTGCCAAATTGGCTACATGATAAAATAGAGGCAATAACCATACACGATTATATAAGTATTGACGGGCTACGTATCACAAGAAACGACACCGCTAAAATAGAAGCAGAATCGAACAAGTCGCAGGAGTTAAAGGCATTAAAATTATCGGTTCGAGAAACATACGCAAAGGATTCACTAGAAACATCATCATTTGTAAATGCTGATTTAATGCCGGTCACCGAAAGCGAATACTTTTATGTACAACAAATAGAATTTCCGAATTCAGGCCCAGGAGTAACTATTACAATAGAAAACTATTTTAAAGGTATTAATCAGTTCGTAAATTATCTTAATCAAGAAATATCATACATATATGGCCTTACATGGTCAACCGATGGGTGCTATGTTGCAATTTCGACGGAAAATAATGTAACATTATTTGTTGATAATTCAACAGATGAATCCAATGTAGACGGTGCCACGGTTAACGGCCTTATTGAAAATTACATTGAAATTGATGTCGAAATTTCACCAAGCGAAACCGATGTAACTGTTAGTTTTGTGAACGGCGCAACCGTTAGTACCGACTACGCTGTATTTTATAACGACACCACGCCGGCTGAAATTGGGAACGATTCTACCGGAACTTTCGATATTGTACACACGTTTTTAAAGTCGTGTAAATTCTTATTATTTTGTCCCGTAATTGACCAAATACAAGTTACCGGCGATGCGGTGATAAAGTCGTTGGGGCTTAATATTGGTGACGCGGCAACTAGCTTTGGATTATCAAGTAACGGTTTAAAAAATATAAACAACAATATATTTTTATATGCGGCGCAAATGTCTAATTTTACATTGAGTAACGACAAGTTAAGCATGTATGAAGTAGACAAATTAGTAAGAATGGCAGTAGATGCTAATGCAGCGGGTTCACTGCAAGCGTCTTGCACCATTGATGTCACAGGGCAATCAACAACAGATGATAAAGGAATTCAATACTTAATACAAAAACTTTCACAACAAAACATAACTTTTAATACTTAAAACAATGGTTACAAGAGAATTAATTTTCACAATAAATTCGGTGCCAGATGGCCCAACATGGGATTTAACCGTTGACACCGCGCCATCAGGCGTGACATTTTTAGAATTTGTCGAAATTGGTGGTGATAGCCGAAAAATTTTAGACGATAGCTCACGCGGGATGAAGATTAATACCGAGGTTGAAAAAGTTATCGTTCTTACATTAGTTGGGCGTTATGAATTGGATGCAACTAATATCAACGAAATAAACGGATCCGAATCAACTGATTCTGATACTATTTACAACTTAATAAAAGCCGCTATTTATGCCTAATCAAATCATAAATATTTCATCTGATTCACCAATTTATAGAGCCAACACACACCGGTTGCTGAATAATAAGCTAAGTATTGAATTCGTTGAAGTTGAATATTCGGGTAGCGAATACGTTGATGTGGTTGGTGGTTCGGTTATTATGTCGGGGCAAATTATAGGGGTGCAAGACCACGGCGGGGTGTGTGAGTTTTTAGACATCGCTCGAAATTCGTATAAAGTAAGTGAGGCAAACTGCGTTGAATTCAATGATATTGATACAAGTTCTTCTACTGAAATCTATAACGCATACATGGCAGCGTACACTGCTTCGATAGGCACCGCGCCTGTTTTCACTGTACTGCCTTCAATCACCGGTAATAATTATGTAGGTCAGGTATTATCTACAACTAATGGGGCTTGGGTAGGCACAGCCCCAATTACATTTACCTATGAATGGAAAAGGGTTGGCCAAGACGCAGCGATAGGAACTGAATCAACGTACACAATTACAAGTTTAGACGCTGACCAATATATAACATGTACTGTAACTGCAACCAACGATTTTGGTAGTGGTTCGTCAGTAAGTAATCAGGTGTTAGTATCTATTAATTGGGGTTTAGGGTGCGCTAAAAATTGGGGTGCTTCTAC